TATGCTCGAAGTAATAAATGTAGTAATTGCACTGGTTCAGGATATACTTTTAGTGACGTTCATAATGACGCTGCTGTATTAAAATTCATGCCGCCTAACTCTAAGTGGATCAGTGCCAATGGTTTCGGTACAGGTAAAGACAACCTTGTATTCCTTGAAGGCATTGCACGATCCAAGGGTATGAAGGTAGCTGAGACATTCCTGCAGAATGTACGTAGGTTGTCGGCAGTAGAGACATACCTTAGCAGCTTCGTAGAGGGCATAGCAACGCACGTTAAGACTGACGGTAGGCTACATGTACGGTTACTGCAACACCGCACTGGTACAGGCCGCTTGTCGGGTGCCGATCCCAATATGCAGAACATGCCACGTGGTGGTACATTCCCCGTTAAGAAGGTGTTCATCTCTCGTTGGCACGGCGGTAAAATTATGGAGGCTGACTTTGCCCAGTTAGAATTTCGTGTCGCTGCATTCTTATCGCAAGACATGACAGCCATTGATGAGGTGACTACAGGATTTGATGTACATGCATACACCGCACAAGTTATATCAGATGCAGGTCAGCCTACGTCACGTCAAGAAGCTAAGCCACACACATTCGCCCCGTTGTATGGTGCCAGTGGGTTTGGTAGGTCAGAGGCAGAAGCTGCGTATTACAAGCAGTTCACCAAGAAGTACTCAGGCATTGCCAAGTGGCACGCAGAACTAGCCAAGGAAGCATTGAGTACCAGTAAGATAACTACACCATCTGGGCGTGAGTTCTCATTCCCTGATGTACAACGGCGTAGGTTTGGAGGTGTTACATTTTTCACACAGATTAAAAATTATCCTGTCCAATCGTTCGCAACTGCTGACATTGTACCCATATCTCTGATATACATTGATAAGCTACTGACAGCAAACAAGCTACGCAGTTGTGTAGTAAACACTGTACATGATTCACTTGTGATTGATGTACACCCAGACGAAGAGGATAAAGTATTACAGATCATCAAGGCAGCTAACGACAGGCTCATACCTATTATCAATAAGAAGTGGAGTTTAGATTTTAATATCCCTCTACTATTAGAGGCAAAGATAGGGCCGAATTGGCTTGACACAAAAGACGTAGCATGATATAACTACCTTTCGACTAATCAAAAACAGGAGACTTACATATGAATCAAGTTACAACAATCGACACCAATAACTTCGCAGAAATGTCACAAGCAATGGGCATGGCAGCGGATGCACCTAAGCAATCAAGCAAGGCAAGCACACTGGCACGTCTACGTATTCATCACACTCCTATCATGGGTCAACAGGAGATCAATGGTAAGATGAAGAACGTAGAGGTCATTGGTGGTGGTGCATACAAACTAGAGATGCCCGATGGGCCTACCGTGTATGCCGAAGCAGTATCCATCCGCCCTTTCTTGCAGCGTTTTATGTACAAGAAGTTTATCAAGGGTAACGACAACACAGCTAACCGCTTCGTAAAGTCCGTCATGGCTAACGATCTTAACAATGACATGAAGGATAACGATGGCGGCTTTAACTGTGGTAAGCCTGCGGGGTTCATCAAGGATTGGGCGGCACTGCCTGACACAATGAAAGACTTAATCAAGTCAATCAAACGTGTTCGTGCATTGTTCGGTACAGTAGAGATGGTCAACCCTACAGATGAGAATGGCATACCCGTTGACGTAGACACTACGCCATTCATCTGGGAGATTGACAACCGTGACGCATTTAAGACTATGGGGGATATGTTTACTAAGCTTAGCAAGATGCGCCGACTACCCCCACAGCACTACATTACTTCTACCACTAAGGAAGTACCACTACCAAACGGTAGCAGCTTCTACATTCCTGTAGCTGACATCGACTTGGGTACTACCTTGGACATGGACAATGAGTCACAAGAAACATTCGCTAACTTCATGGCATGGATTGAGAACTACAATGTATACATTCTCAATACATGGAGTGAGAACATGCACAAGAATGAAGATGTGGACACTGACACGGTAGAAGCGTTCGTAGACATTGACCTAGAGGATTTTGTCTAATGAACCATCCTGCTGAACTGGCGATCAATCAGTATCTTGAAGATGCTACATCAGGTAAATCAACAATGTCCGAAGAGACAGTACAACAGATTGGTAATGATGTAATGGATGCTATGAGACGCCAGTTTGGTGGGGGCAAAGGGCGTGACGAGTTTCGTTTACGAATGTCTAACATTGGTAAGCCTACTTGTCAGCTTTGGTTTGCTAAAAACAAACCGGAGGAAGCGTTGCCCAAACCAACCACATTTGTAATGAACATGCTTCTAGGTGATATCGTAGAGGCTGCGTTCAAAGGCATTATTAAGGAGGCTGGATACCCATATGAAGACAAAGATAACTTCGTAACATTACAACTAGGTGACGCTATGATCAAGGGGTCATATGATATTGTTGTGGATGGCGCAATGGATGACGTTAAGTCTGCATCCGATTGGTCATATCGCAACAAGTTTGAATCGTATGATACCTTACAGAAGAGTGACCCATTTGGTTACGTAGGACAACTAGCAGGCTACGCTAAAGCATCCGGCAAGAAGGTAGGTGGCTGGTGGGTAGTCAACAAGGCTAACGGTAACATCAAGTATGTACCTGCAGATGGCCTTGACTTAGATGAACAGATAGCTAAGCTAGAAAAGACGGTAGCAACAGTTACAGAGAACAAGTTTGAGCGTTGCTTTGCACCAGTACCTGAGACATTCAGAGGTGTACCATCAGGTAACACGGTGCTGAATGACAGTTGTAAGTTCTGTGACTTCCGCTTCTCTTGCTTTGACATTGAGGAGCTACCATCTAAGGTATCAAAAGCTAAGACGTTACCTATAGTGGCATACGTAAAATGAATGGGAAGCAATTCTCTGCCGCCATGAAGCATGGGTTTAGGAGTGGGCTTGAGGTTAGAACAAAAGATTACCTTGTAGAACGTAGCATTAAGTTCAAGTACGAGGAGATAAAGATCGAATGGGAAGACCTTATGTACCGCACCTACACACCAGACTTCGTGTTAGGTAATGGGATTATCATTGAAACAAAAGGATTGTTCTCCGCTGACGATAGACGCAAACACTTAGCGGTCAAGGCTCAACACCCTAAGCTTGACATAAGGTTTGTGTTTACCAGCAGCAAAAGAAAATTAAGTAAGGGTGCTAAAAGTACCTATGGACAATGGTGTAACAAACATGGTATACAGTTTAACGATAGGATCATTCCTGAAGATTGGTTGTATGAGAAGGGTAAGGACATGCATCCTGCATTGATCCACTGCCCATATAAAAAAGTAAAGAGGAGTTAACGTAAACATGTCAGACAATAAAATACTAATTGACTTTGATCCAAACGATTACATCATTCGGTTGTCCCCTTTCTTAGATAAGAAGGGTGAATGGACAGGGGAATTGATGGTAGGTTCGGTAACTACCGATGACAATAACATGAGTGACAGTGATCACTATCAACTGATGCACCTAACACAAATGGTCTGTGCATCTATAACTGCAATGGAAGAAGATGAAGAAGTCCGACAGATACTAACAGATATTGTAGATGATGCACAAGAAGAAATGAAAGAAGTAGAAGTAACTGCGGAGAAAAAGATTGTAGCCGTAGATGATAACATAATCAACGTTAAGTTTGTATAAGGAGAACACAAGATGGACAGTACAATAACATTAAACGGAGAGTCATTTACTATTGGAGACACTACACTGTCTGACAATGTGAACTCCCCTGATCACTACAACTTTGCTGGCATAGAATGCATTGATGCTATTCGTGCAGCCACGGGTTCAGAGGGTTTTGATAGTTATCTACAGGGTAACATCATGAAATACTTGTGGAGATACCAGTACAAGAATGGTGTTGAGGATTTGAAGAAGGCGCAGTGGTATTTGAGTAGGCTCATTGAGGCGCAAGATGTTAGTTAAAGTTTTTTTAACCCTTGACATAGACGAAGAGGAATACCAAATGCCTGTTGATGGTGTGCTTGATGAAGAAGTACACCATGCCCTACAGGAATACATATATGACATCGACGGTATGTCAATCAATTCAATTAAAATATTAACGGAGTAGTATACACATGAACAATTATTTACCTACAGATTACCAAGCGTTCATTCATACCTCTCGCTATGCTAGGTGGCTTGAGAGTGAGGGACGCAGAGAGTCATGGTCAGAGACAGTAGGACGTTACATGGATAACGTAGTACGTAGAGCACTGGACATTGACACAATTTCAATTGCAAAAGAGATTGAGGATGCCATCCTTAGCCTCAACCTTATGCCATCTATGAGAGCAATGATGACAGCAGGGCCTGCCCTAGACCGTGACAACACGGCAGGGTACAACTGTTCATACTTACCCGTAGATGACCCTAAGTCCTTCGATGAGGCTATGTACATCCTCCTCTGTGGTACTGGCGTTGGCTTCAGTGTTGAGCGACAGTTCATCAGTAAGCTCCCAGATGTGCCTCAACTCTTCGAGAGTGAGTCTGTCATTGTCGTTAAGGACAGTAAGGAAGGGTGGGCTAAGGGGTTCCGTCAAGTGCTTGCTCTCCTATGGGCTGGTGAAATTCCTAAGTGGGATGTTACACGTATTCGTCCTGCAGGTGCAAGACTTAAAACGTTTGGTGGTAGGGCGTCTGGTCCTGCACCATTGATTGAGTTGTTTAACTTTGCTGTGTCTACATTCAAGGCTGCACAAGGACGTAAACTATCATCACTTGAGTGTCACGATCTTATGTGTTTCATTGGTCAGGTAGTTGTAGTAGGTGGAGTACGCCGTAGTGCTATGATTTCATTAAGTAATCTATCAGATGATCGTATGCGTCACGCTAAGTCAGGCCAGTGGTGGGACGGTGCAGCACACAGGGCGCTATCAAATAACTCTGTATGCTACACGGAGAAGCCCGACATGGAAACATTCATGCGTGAATGGTTGTCGTTGGTTGAGTCCAAGTCAGGTGAACGTGGCATCTTCAACCGTGAGGCATCCAAGAAACAGGCAG